GTGAGAGTTATGCCACCGCGTAGCAATTACGCGTGCCCACCTCGGCGCCAATGAAGGCATCGATTTTGGTGGCGGTAGACCCAGACCTCCCAATTGTAACGGGAGAAAAGGGTTCCAGTCAGGATGCTTCCGCATAAACCACAACACCTCAGGGTAGACTGTTTTAAAGCAGTCCCACCTTTGACGTTGTGGCAAACGCAGGAGATTCTTCCCAATAGTCAGAACGAACGACTCTGGTTCATTCCGGCACTCAGGACGTCGAAACGACGCGTTCGCCTTCGTTAGAAAGCGAAGCGAATAGAAACGGCTTTCAGGTATAAGGAAAACCTTACGGCCCTCTCGAACAACTACGAGAGTGACCTCGCCGAAAACCGCGAACTTATCCGAAATAAAGGTCTTCTTAAGATTTACCTTAAGACCGACCCAATCAGATAGTTTGAGGTACAGCTGCCATTGCGTCTGAGACCAATAAGATATGTTGTCATCACCCTTTAGGTGTGATGCAAAACGTCTCTTTGGTCCGTTGACGCAACGACAAATTGCAGCATGTACCAAACTCAATAAAGTCCAAGATAGGCCTAAGCCCATCAAGGACCCTCTGGTCATTGGCTTTGACGTAGTTCCATCAGATAAATACTGGTGGAATGGCATCATATTCCAATTATAGAGGACGCCCAATTTCATCGCAGCGTGCCGAAGCACATGCAATGAAATGGTATCGGTAGCGGTGCTAAAATCGACTGAATAGATTTTAGCGTCAGCACGGTAGAAACCCATAAAGAATTTACATTCTTCAATGGGCTTCTTAAGTGTGAGCCTGCATTCAGGCAACCTAGATAGTCTAGGCCAAAGGACCCTTTGCATATAGCCGTTGCATTCAACGACTTTGTACGGGGACTTTGTGACCCACCGATGCTTCCAGCCATACTCACTAAGCATGACCGGAGTCGATGGTTCAGGTTGTTTACCCTTCGATAGATCCTTAGAAGAACGAGCAATCTTGGAACCGAAAAGGTTTCCAAGATAAAAGTTCGTCATCTGAGGAACAGGCTGAAGAGCCTCCTTATAAGGCAACGAAGAGTAGAAGCGCTGCAGTTCAGAGTCTGCATCTAATAAGGCCTTCTTTTCCTTCTTCTCTTGGGGTGTTAACCCAGAGGGAATAGAGGGAAGTTCAGGTGGTATTAGACGGAAAGGTGCCCACAAACAATAACGTAGTGAGTGGACCTTTTCACGTATTCGTAAGTTTTGCTTACGGAGTAGAGGAAGAGGGATAAAGGAATCGTTAAGATTACCAAACAGCCCCTTCCCCATAATCTTATGTGTCTGGAGAAACGAGCGCAGATTTCCACCTTTTTTACAGGTGAACTCAGCGTTCGAAGAATCAGAAGGCACAATGGGATTCACGTCAAGATAATGGACGTGCTTAGGAAGTCGAGGGATATCCGGATGGATCATCTCCTCAGCCGCCTGAGAGATTTCGTTAAAGAAAATCCGTGATTGAGGATTAACTGCTTTCCATTTCCATGGATCGTAATCATCAGTCATGGACTTAACGTATGCCTTCACCGACTTATCACGATCATTACGACTGATAGGTAGGAGAGGCAATGCCCTGTTGAGGTAGGACAGCTGATTAGCACAAGCCTTTGAAAACTTCTTTCTGAAGTATCTTGGCCATGTTAGTCCAGCGATGGTCCAGTCTGGCAATCGGCGTTCAATAAAGGACGCGCGTAGTTCGACGAGACCATTCTTAATGCATTTAAAAGCATTAAAAGGGTTGACGGAAATCATGCGTATCAAAGATATGCATCGATCCGCCAAGGCCTTCTTACATTTGAACGACTTAGAACGATAAATTCTAAGCAATTTAAATGCAGGAAAATACACTGTGGTAACCCAGAGAACATATTTGTTCTCTGAGCCACGGAACTGGTGTATAGTCGGCATTTGTTCCGGCTGTACTTCGAGAGCACTAGCTAGTTTCCTAGTTAGTGAGCTCCCAGGGGAGGTTTGTGTCCTCCCGAATCTACTTTCGCTTGGCAAAAGCGGAAGCACAGGGCCAATATTGGTCCTCTTGAAACCACGATTAATT